GCATTCCACATCGCCGCTGGCTCGGCGCCGGCCGGCTCGGTGTGGGGCAAGATCAAGAACGAGGCCAACGGCGACGGCACCCGCCGCGACGACACCAACACCGGCAAGCTCGGTGACACGTTCACGGCCGCCGTTGGCGGCGGCAAGGAGTCCTGATGACCACCAACAGCTACGCCGGCACCCCGGCGCAGGGCCGCGTCGCCCAACTCGGCCAGATCGCCGCCGTCAAGCCGGGGCGGATCCAGCTCGCCTGCGCCCCGTCCACGGGCGCCACCGCGCAGGTGTCCACCTGCACGGTTTCCGCGAGCCCGTCGAACAGCACGACCTACTCGTTCCGCATCGCGTGGGCGAACCTGTCGCGCCTGATCGCGTTCACCACGGACGGCTCGGCGACGCAGTCCGAGTTGTCGGCCGGGCTGCTCGCCGCGCTCAAGGCCGACCCCTACGTGGCCGGCATCGGCACCTACACCGAGGCCAGCAACGTCATCACCATGACGTTCAAGGTCGGCATCACCGCGACCCTGACCGAGGTGGCGGACTCCGACAGCAAGATCGCGCTCGCGACGCCCACGGCGGCCGCCTCTGCGCCGTCTTACCCGTTCTCGCGGTTCGTGACCGTCGGCGTGCCCGTGTCGGGCTCCGACAACCCCTCGGCCGCGCTGCCGACCGCGCCGACGCCGTCCAGCTTCAACCTGGACCTGGTGTGGGCCTCGTCCACCACGTTCGAGGCCGCGTTCAACGTCATCGACCCTGACGGCAACGTCGTGGCTCTGAGCGTTTCGTTCGCGGGCGGCGCCAACGCCACCGCGGCCGGCGCGGCGGCGGTCACCGCCCTGGAGGCGGCGCTCACCGGCCTGGACGCCACCGCTGGCACCGCGGTCAGCACGGCGATCACCGTCGCGGTGACGCTGCCGACTGGCTACAACTTCGGCTTCACCACCCGCCTGTCGACGGACACGGCGGCCACCATCGTGGTCGACGACATCGTCCGCTACACCGCGCCCGGCACGATGGGTCTGGTCCTCAACCCCGGCGACCAGAACCAGGAGGGCGTTGACGCTGACACCTCCCTGGTCGGCGGCGGCATCGTCCCGGTTCTGACCTACGGTGCCGAGGTCGTCGTCCTCGACCCTGGCGCGTCCGTGACCTACGGCACCCCGGTCTACGTCGAGTTCACCGCTGGCGCGACCCGAGGCCGCCCTTACACCACCTACGCCAACGGTCGCTTCAAGCACCCGACGGCGAAGTGGGTCGTCGGCGGCTTGTCGAACCCCCTCACCGGCGAGTCGCTCGCCATCGTGGAGCTGTGATGCAAACCTCGCACGGCGAGAACACCGGGTTTGAGCACCTGCTCAACCTTCGGATGGACGCGGCCCGACGGTTCGTGGACGACCAGGGCATCCGTACGGATGCGAACCTGCCCGACCACATCGCGCGGGCGCAGGAGTTGACCGCCCTGTGGGCGCACGAGCAGATGCAGGCGCGGGCGACCGGCCCGGTCAAGACCATCCGCACGGACACCGACGAGCGCAAGTTCTTCGGGAACGTGCTGCGCGCCGTGGCTCCCGCGTGGGGCGGCCTATACGGCGGCGCCGGCCCGGTCCGCACGGACACCAACCCGACGTTCCAGCAGAACGCGCAGTTGGCCGAGCTCGGCATCACCATCGAGATCCCGCACGAGAACAACGACGAGTTGGTCATGGCGGTCCCGACCATCTCGGTGGACCCGGCCAAGTCCGACTACGCCCGCCGCACCGTGGACGTCTCCGGCAAGGCCCAGCACTTCCGGCCCGGCACGACGCAGAACCTCCCCATCGCTGGCATCACCCGCGGCGAGACGCGCGGGCGGCTGCACTGGATGTGGGCGGGCCAGCCGAACGGCTGGCTGGACAGCATGGTCGAGCGGTACGGCAACGGCGACGACGCCTCGCTCAAGGCCAAGGCGCTCGCCCGCATGTTCCAGGACGGCTACCGCGACGCCATGATGACGCGGGAGGCGAACCTCGACTACATCGCGTTCAACACGCTGACCCCGCTGTACGCCTCCGGCACCTCGACCTTCGGATCCACGGCGTTCGACACGCTCAAGGCCGAGGTCGTGCTCGTGCTCAGCCGCCTCAGCGAGGCCACCATCGGCAACGCGGTCCGCGACACCCTCGTGTCGTCCGACCGGTTCATGGCGCGCCTGCTCGGCTACGCGAACAGCGGCTCCGGCGGCAGCTTCGACGGCAACGCCTCCCGCGCTCTGATGGAGGTGTTCTCCGAGTTTGGCATCCGCCGGATCATCAAGGGCAAGGCCCTCTACGACGAGGGCGGCACCAAGGTCGACGGCATGTGGACGATGGGGACCGGCGACGAGACGGGCCTCAAGCGCGTCATCGCCATGGCCCCGGCGCCGCTCCACTCCTACGTGGACGCCTCCGGCACCACCACGGTGTGGGTCACCAAGCACGGCGGCCTCGACCTGCCCATGCAGGACCGGGTCGCGCACATCAACTGGAGCGTCACTTGAGCCAGGCAGCCACCGCCGCCGCGCCGGAGAAGCGCGTCTACAAGAACACCGGTTCGCCCATCGTCATCTCGCTCGGAGAGGGCAAGGTCGAGACGTTCGCGGCTGGCGCTCGCATCGAGTCGCCGTCCGACGACGTCACCAAGTCGCACGCCTGGAAGGCGGCCCGGCGCGCTGGGCCCCTCCAGATCACCAGCGGCTCCGACGAGTTCGGCGCGGCGGCCTGATGTCGTCCGCAGCGTGGCGGGAAGCGGTAAAGACGGCCGCGCCGGAATACGGCGCGACGTCCGACGCCACGCTGGACTTCCGCATCGACACGGCGCTCACGCTGGTCGACGCGGTCGTCTTTGAGGACGCCTACGTCCCGGCGGTCGCTTACCTCGCCGCCCACTTTCTGACGCTCGACCTCCGGGCCTCCGGGGGCGTGAGCGGCTCTGGCGTTGGGCAGGCCACGGCCGGGCCCATCACCGCCGCGCAAACCGTCCGGCTGTCCGTGTCCTACGGCCAGACCGGGGGCTCGGCGTTCGCGGCCACGACCATGACCGACGCGGCACTGATGACCACTCCGGGCGGCCTCAACTTTATGATGCTCCGCGACAGCCGCGCCAAGATCACGGCGCCGTGGGTGCCAACGTGAGCGTCGTCGTGGCCCACGAGAGCCTCAACGGCGGGCTCGCGGGGCTCGCGAGGCGGCTCAAGGCCCTGCGCGGGGCCACGGCGTCGGCTGGCTACGACGACCAGGTACACCCTGAGACGGTCGACGACCCGGAGGGGCCGCGCACCGTCGCCGAGATCGCCATGCGGAACAACTTCGGCATCGACGCGCCCGAGCGGCCCTTCATGGACATCTCCATGCGGGAGGGGCGTGACATCCTGTCGAAGTACGCCCGCGTCGCCGTCAAGAAGATGCTCGACAAGCCCAGCGTCGCCGCCATGGCGCCCCTGGCGTTGGCCATGGCCCGGAGCATCGTCGACACCATCGACAGCCAAGTCCCGCCGCCGAACGCGGCCGCGACCGTGGCGAAGAAGGGCTTCGACCACCCGCTGATCGAGTCGGGCTACATGCGCGCCAACACGAAGGCGTGGGCCAAGGTGCGCGGTTCCGAGAAGTTGGTGGAGGGCTGATGCTGCTCGCGGCGCGGTCCATCACGCTTCGCAGGTCCGGCGCGCGGACCGTCGGCACGGACGGCCGAGACGCCGCCTACACCTACACGGACAGTACCATCTCGGCGTCCGTCCAGCCGGCGTCCGGGCAGGTCAAGCAACTGCTGCTTGACGGCGAGCGCCGCCGCAGCCCCATTGAGGTCGAGACGCACTCCGAACTCCGGATGGCTGACCAGTTCGCCGGCACGCCGGGCGACCTGCTGGTAATCGACACCGTCACCTACGAACTCCAGCACGTCGAGGACTGCCCCGCGCTCGGGGGCATCCCCCGCCACTGGTACGCGGTCGCGCTGCGGCGTCAGGAGATCCGCCGATGACCACAACCGAGCAAGCCCTCCAGGGCGTCAGGTCGGCACTCAAGTCCGCCAGCGGGTGGGCGGACGCCCGCGTGCTTGTGTCGGGCTCAGGCAGCCTCGGCGCGTCGCAGTCGCACTTCACCGTCCTGGTGGCCTCCAAGCAGTCGCCGGAACTGCCCGACGTGCTGCTGAGCAACAACGCGGACCCCAAGCTCGTGACCGTGTCGAGCCGGCAGCGCAGCACGGTGTTCGTGACCATCCAGGGCCACGGGCAGGACACCGAGGCCATCCTGTCGAAGTTCGTGCGCGAGTGCCGCACCAAGCACGGCATCGGCGCCACTCTGGCGACCGCTGGCGTGGCCGTGTACGCCGTGACCGGTCCCGCCAACATCGTCTCGGCCGGCGACACGACCGCGGTGCCTCGTTGGCGAGTCACCCTGGACGCCTACGTTTCTGAGACGGGCTCCATTGGCACGGTTGGCGTGCTGGAAACCGTCGATGTGGACCTTGACTTGACGGCAGCAACCGGCGATGTTGAAGCCACCATCGTCTTGACCTACACGGGGAGCTGAGCCAATGGCGCAGACGCTCGGTTACTTTTCGGCTGGCGGACTGACGCTCACGTTGTCCGTGCAGGACTTCACGGCTCAGACGCTCGGCTTTGGCCCGGCCATCTTCGTGTCGTCCGACTCGACGTTCGACGGCACGGAGCGGTACCGCGAGTACACCAACGCCGACGACGTGGCCGCCGACTTGGCGGCCACCGAGATCAGCGCCACCGCCGCAGCGGCCGCGGTGCGCGCGTTCTCGCAGAACCCGAAGCCGAGCCGGTTCCTCATCGGCCGGCGCAACGGCGGCTCCTCCGAGGCGTGGGCGACCGCCCTGTCGGCCATCGTGACCGCGGGCGCCACCTTCTCGTGGCTGACCATCGACAGCCGCACCATCGCCGACCAAGTCGCCGCGGGCGAGTGGGCCACCGCCCGCAAGGTCATCTGCATCGTGCAGTCGGCCGACTCGTCCTGGCTCAACGCGGGCGTCCCGTCTGGCTGGACGAACCACGCCCAACTCGCGCCGGTCTACCACCCGTCCACCGCCTACCTCGACGTGGAGTGGGCCGCGACGCTGTCCGCCTACGACACGGAGGAACGTGCGGTCGCCGGCATGGTGTCGGTCGCGCAGGGCGCACTCTACTCGATGAGCTCGTCTGCGGAGATCACCGCGGCGTTCGCCAACGGCATCAACTTGGCGCTGCCGAACCAGACCGGCGGCACGGACCGCGCGATCCGGAAGGCGTTCTGTGGCGGCCCGACCAAGCGCCTAGAGCCGATCATCAACAAGTTGTGGGCGGACGCGCAGATCGTCTCGTCGTTCGACCGCACTTGGCAGGGCTTCACCTCGTCCGGCAAGCGGTTCCCGGTGACGCAGGCGGGCTTGGATCTCATCCTCGCCGACCTGGAGGCCGTGGGCGAGAAGGGCGTCCGCCTCGGCTACTTCACGCCGCAGTCGGGGCTCGACAAGGGCTACGCCTTCTCGGGCACGGTCAACGCCTCCACCAAGGCCGTCACCGTCACGGGCCGGTTCGGCAACTTGAACAGCATCGAGTCGGTTTCCGTCACCGTCGATATGACCGGGGCATGATGATCCATGGCTGACCACATCCACAACATCGCAGGCCACTCCGTCGTCATCAGCGCCGTGCCGGGGTTCGCTGGCGCGATCCTCACGCCCTCCGGTGAGGACGACTGGATCGACATCACGCCGCCCGTCCTGTCGGAGTCGTACGACGACAACAACGGCGACAACGTCGAGTCGGTCAACCCCGTTCGCACCGCGGAGGCAACGATCACCTGCGGGGAGTACAGCGAGTGCTACCGGCAGTTGTCCGGCCTGCTGGCGGCGCAGCGGGCGGCGATCCGGCTTCGCATCCCGTGGACGAAGCCAAACTTCCGGTACTTCAACCCCGACAACGGGACCGTGACCACGGCGCTCGGCGTGTTCGTGGTGGAGCGCCCCAACACGGGCGGCGCCCGGAAGTCCGCTGAGCGGACCTTCAAGTTGCGCCTCACCAAGTACGACATCCTCGACGCCACGCTGCTGACCGGGGTGCCGTGATGGACGTGCACGAGATCAACGGCCGGAGCTTCACCTCGAAGTCGATAACGCCGCCGACGAAGGCGAACCGCATGGCGCGCGAGATGGTGGCCATGCTCGGTTCCAGCCTCAGCGGCGCGCTCGCGGGCGTGGACGGGCTCGACGGCGCCGAGATCGCCAGCCTCTTGGCCAACCTGGACGACCCCAAGTTGGACGCCTGGCTGCCGGAGATGTGCCGCCACGCCTTCATGCTGGACGCCGCTGGCAACCCGATCCCCGTCGATCCCGACCGGTTCGCGTGGTCGGACCCGTACGAGATGATCGTCGTCGCGGCGATGGTGGCGAAGAACAACGGTTTTTTTACGCTGGCTGGTACCTTGAACAGCCTCGCGAAGATGATGGGGATCGAGCGCGGACCCCGCCCCGCCGACTCCTCCGAAACTTCGACCTGAGCGGGGCCGCCGGGGAGTGGTTCATGTGGCGGCTCGTCGTCGCGGAACTCGGCATCTCCTACGGCGACGTGATGAACATGAGCCTCGGCGACATCGTCAAGGCCAACGTCGCGCTCGACCTGACGGAGTGGTACACTAGGAACCCGCCCGAGAACAAGCATGGCTGACACCGTCCTCGAACGCTTCCTGGTGCAAGTCGGCCTCGACGCTGACCTTGCCTCGCTGCGCGAGGTCGAGCGGCTGCTCAAGTCCATCAAGTCGTCCGGCGGGTCGCGGGCTGCGACCAAGTTGGCCAAGCCCGGCGAGGCGCAGAAGGCGTCCGACAAGGCCGCCAAGGAGGCCACGCGGCAATTCATCATGCGCGCCAGGGCCGAGGTCAAGGCGAGGCGCGACGCCGACCGTGTCGCCGCGCAGGCCGCCAAGGCAGCAGAGCGCGCCAGCCAGGCCAGGGAGCGCGAGTGGAGGCGCGAGGCGGCCGCCCGCTCCCGCTACGAGCAGCGCATCACCGACCAGCGATTCAAGATCAACGACAAGGAGTTCCGCAAGGCCACCGCAGAGGGGGACAAGCGCGAGAGGCAGCAGGCCGCAGCCGCCATCCGGGTCGCGAAGATCAAGGAGCGCCTGCGCGAGAAAGAGTCCAGGGAGCACAAGGTCGAGGAGGCGCGCCGCGCTCGCGCCGCCAAGAAGTACATCGAGATCGTCCGCGACGGCTACGTGGGGCTCATGGCGCTCGCGGCCGGCGCTGGCGCCATGCTGGCCCGCATGGTCAGCACGTCGTCGACCGAGATTGAGGACAACCGCCGCTTGGGGCTGGGGCTGGGCCTCGGCACCCAGGGCGCGTTCGAGATGCAGCACGTCTTCCAGTCCATGGGCGCCGACGTCAACGACGTCTCCGACGCGCTCCAGACCTTGTCGGACTACTCGCTGGAGGCCCTGGCCGGGAACGAGGAGTGGGTCAAGACCTTCAAGGCCGCCAACGTCCAGATCGGCGACCTGCGCGACAAGCGCCCCGACGAACTGCTGGAGGTGCTGGCCGACTCCATCTCGGGGCTCGCCAACGCGGAGGACCGAGCCGCGGCGGCCGCCCGCATCTTCGGCGACGACGTCGGTCGGAAGTTGCTGCCCCTGCTCACCATGGGCGGGGACGCGGTCCGCGAACTCCGGGAGGAGTACCGCGAGTTCGCCGGCATCGTGACCGAGGAGGCGGCCGAAGCCAACGGCCAGTTCGTGATCTCCATGCGGCGCGTGTGGCTGGGCATGAAGGGGCTTCAGACTCTGTTCGTGACCACTATGGCGCCGAACCTGCGGGAGATGGCCAACAACTTCCTGCTCCTGTGGAAGGCCATCGTCCCCTACACCAAGTCGGAGACGTGGAAGTGGGCGGGCCGCCTCGGCGAGTCGCTCCAGTTCCTCAGTTCGCCGCTCGGGCGGACGCTCGCGACGACCGCCGGGCTCGTGGCGTTCGGCGCGGCGCTCAAGGCCATTTACGGCACCGCAAAGCAGCTCCCCATCGTTGGGACGATGCTGACGCAGATCGGCGCGGCCGCTGCGGTTATTGCCAAGCCGGTTGCGATCCTGACGCTGCTGTACCTAGTTCTTGAGGATCTGTACTACGCATCGCAGGGGTACAACTCCGTCTCCGGGGAAATGGCCAAGCAACTCGGCGTAGACGAAGAACTGCAAATTGCACTGTTCGGACTGGTAGAACTGTTCAAGTCTGCCGCGTTCTTTACTTGGGAATTCGCCAATGCGATGACTGTCGGCATTGGCAACGCATTGATTATGGCTTCTAAGCTTAGGCCATTCCTTGAGCCCTTCATAAAGTTATTGGATTCTGGCGTGTTCGGGGCGTCTGGCATGGCGCTCGGCTACGGCCTCAAGGTCGCCACAAACCAGGGCGGCGCGGGCGAGGAACTCCAGACCGGCGTCAAGGGCGGGCTGCGCCTCGTTGGGATGGGCGGGCTGTCTGCTGGGGCTGCGCTCGACGAGGGCGGCTACTTCCTTCGCACGGCCACCAGCGACCGGGCCGGCTGGAAACGCCAGGGCGGCGGCTTCGCGCCCATGATGCGCAGGATCGGCATGGCTGGGCAGGCGGCCGTCGAGACGGCGCCTGGCGCGATCCAGAACTTCTCTATCAACGTCACGGTCCCGGCTGGCTACCAGTCGCCGCACGAGTTGGCCGGCGCCATCGCCGTCCAGGTCAAGGGCCAGACTGGGATGGCGCCGAAATGACGCTCCCAACCTCGGACGACAAGTTCACCTACGTCATCGTCGGCGACACCACCGACTACATCGCCATCGACGCCGTCCCGAACGCGGGGGAGCAGTCGGCATGGTCGGTCACGGACCACCCCATCGGAGGCCGACTCAAGCAGGAGCACAGCCAGGCGCAGCCGGTCAACATCAACATCTCCGGCATCATCAGCGACCTCCCGCCCGACTGGTCGAGCGACCTGCCCGGCCCCGAGCGCCAGTTCGAGGTCCGGCGACGGCTGGAGTCGCTCGCGACCTCGACGACGTTCACCGTCATCATCCCGGGCCGGATCCAGCGCGAGAACTGCATGTTGACCAGCCTCAGCGTCGGCGTCACCGTCGGCGGGCACGTCACGGTCGACCTGAGTTTCAAGCAGGTCGAGTTCGTCGAGTCTGCGGTAGAGCAGGTCACCTTGCAGCGCAGGAGCGGTAGCGGGGCAGGCGGCCGCAAGACGTCGGACCGCGGCGCTGGCGGCACGAGCGGGATTCAGCCCGGGTCGTCGCTATACAACGGCGGGAACGTGGCGAGGACCACCTGGGGCGACCTGCTAAGGGAGGCGCAGTGAGGTCTTACGACATCACCCAGGCCGTCGAGGTCCTGATCTCCCCCGGCGACGACGAGCAGTTCACCGCGCCCTACACCCTCGGCGGCGTCGAGGTGCTGCTGGAGTTCGCGTGGGCACCCCGGCTGTCGTCCTGGCGGCTCATCACCCGCGCGCCGAACGGCGACGTGATCGCCTCGTCGCGCATCTCGCCGGGCGCGACGCTGTGGCCCGACATCACTGACCCGCGCCTGCCCCGTGGGCTGCTGTACGCCGTTGGGGTCGACCCCTACCGCCGCGACGAGCTCGGGTCCGCCGTCCGGATCGGGTTCATTCCGGAGGTCGCGTGACCGGCAACCGGAAGTTCGGCCGCGTGGTCGCCGTGCAGGTCCAGCCGCAGTCCGGGGCTCCGCTCCGGGTCGAGGGCCTCCGCATCAGCGCGACCGTGCGCCGCGCGCTCGGGGAGGCTGTGGACGACGCCGAGGTGGTCATCTACAACCCGGAGGACACCGTCCTGGCCATCCTCCGCGAGGGCGCCGTAGTCCGGCTCCTGGCGGGCTACGGGACGCCGTCGGAGATCATCTCCGGCGGGGTGTCGCCGCTGTCGGTCAAGTTTCGGCGCTCGGCCCCCAACCCGACGGTGACGTTCGGCGTGCAGGACGGTGGCGTGGCGCTGCGCGAGGCCCCGCTGTCCCTGTCCTGGTCGGAGTCGGTGAAGGCGTCCGCCGTCATCAACCGCATCCTGCTGTCCTCGACGCTGGGGCGCGGCGTCATCAGCCTGGACAACGACGTCGAGTACACGCGGGGCCATGTGGTCTACGGATCGGCGCGCGACGCGCTGATGTCCATCGCGCGGGACTGCGGGTGCGAGTTCACCGTCCAGAACAACAACATCAACCTCTGGCCCAAGGGCGGCGAACGCCTCCGGTCCGCGGTGGTCATCTCGGAGGCGACCGGGATGCTGGACAACGCCGTCGCGGGCGAGAATGGCTCCTGGGTCGTGTCCGTGCTGCTGGAGCCGAGCATCCGGCCCGGCGACGTCGTCCGGGTGAAGGACCCCGGCATCTTCGACGGCGTCCTCCGTGTACAGGAGGTCACCCATCGGGTAGACTCAGGTTGGGACAACAGTTTCACCACCGAGATCACCGGGTTCCCAGCGTGAGAACGGTCCAGCCGAACTTGTACGAGTCCATCCGAGGCGTCGCCTCGGAGGCGGTCGGGCACGTCCTGGTGTCGATCACGGCCACGGTGCAGTCCTACGACCGCACGTCGCAGACGGTCACGGTCGACCCCGACGTCAATGGCGCGTTCGTGCTGTCCGACGGCACCGAGGTTCCCGAGAACTTGCCCGTCATCGGCGGCGTCCCCGTGATGTTCCCGGGCGGAAACGGCGTCAGCCTGACGTGGGACCTCGCGGCCGGCGACCAAGTCCTGCTCATCATTCGCGACCGCTCGCACGACGAGATCGACTCCGGGGTCGCGCAGCGGCCCGTCACCCCGCGCTCGCGCCGCCGGTTCTCGCTGGCCGACGCCGTCGCCATCCCGCAGTTCAAGGCGCCCAACGCCCCGCTTGCGGCGTCGGCGGTCGGCGCCAACAAGGTCGTGCTCGCGCTGCCGTCCGGCTACACGCTGCGCGCCGGGTCCTCGTCGAGCGACAAGGCACTGGCCCTGGCTCAGCAGGTGGCCACCAAGTTGGCCGCCATCGAACTCGCCATCAACACTCTGGTGCTGCCGGTGTCGGGGCCCACCGCTGGGCCCCCGGCCGTTCCGCCGTTCACGACGACGACCACCACCAGCGACGTGGCATCGACCCGCGTCTTCGCGGACGCCTGATGGCCTGCGTCGCGCTCAACGCCAACAACGAGCCCTCGCTGCCGCCCGTGCTGCTGTACGGGGGCGACGCCGTGGCGCAGCGCCTCAAGATGCGCCTCCAGTCGGCGCCGGGGTCCTGGTTCCTCGATCCGGACGCCGGGCTGCCGCTCGGGGACTGGATGACCGGCGCCCGCAACGTGCCGCTGCCCGTCGCCGAGCTCGCCCTTCGCCGGCAACTGGAGTCGGACCCCGCCGTCGTTCGGGTGGACAGCGTGACCTCGGCGCGCGGCACGCGCGACTTGGCGCTCACCGCGTTGCTGACGTGGCGAGAGGACGGGCAGCAGGGAACGCTTCGCCTGACGTTCGACCCGTACAGTGGCGAGGCGGCCGTCGCGTGGTACATCAGCGTCGGCAACATCGGAGGGGTCTGACATGCCGATGACCGACGGCGGCTGGGTGGTGACGCCCCCGGAAGACCGCATCGCCGAGATCCAGAGCGACTGGAACGCGCTCGTCATCGACCCGCTGACGTTCGAGACGGGGACGTGGGAGGGTGGCGCGACGCAGGCGTTCGGGCGCAAGATCTTTGAGGTCGACCAGGGCGTCGGCGTCGCGGTCGAGGAGGCGGTCAACATCCGCTCCGCGACGGGCGGCAACCTCGACCGGTTGGCGCGCACGCTGCGCAAGCCTGCGACCAAGTCGCGGTACTACTTCTACGCCGTGTCGACCACGGGCACGGTGGTCATCCCGGCCGGGACGGTGTTTGCCTCTCCGACGACCGGGGACCGCTGGGTGGTGCTTGCAGACACCAGCGTGGACACCACCGAGGACGAGGTCCTGGTCGAGGCTGAGACGGCTGGCGTCTACTCCATGCCGACGGTCGGCACAACCACGCTGCGCGTCGTCACGCCGGTTGCACGCCTCGGCGCTGTGACCTACGACCCTGGCGACGGCGACCCGTACCAGATCGGGCGGGCGCGCGAGGAGGACGCAGAGTTTCGCGCCCGCGCGCAGGCGTTTGAAGCGTCCGGCAAGGACCGGGCCCGCGTGCGGGACGCCATTTTGAACATCGCGTGGATCCGGGCTGTCTCGCTCGCGCGCCCGTCCGCTGGCGTCGTCGCCGTCAGCATCTACCCGACCCAAGTCGGCAACGACCAGGCCGAGGAGGTCGCCAACGCCATCGCCGGGTCCATCGCGCTTGGCATCGACACGAACGGCTCGCAGACGTTCACCATCACGGAGCCAGACGACGGGACGGACATCATCCGCTGGACCGGCGCCACGACCCTTGCCGTGACCGTGGCGCTCGTGGTGACGCTGGAGGCGGGGTACTCGCTGGCCGAGGTGACCCCCGGCATCGTGGGGGCTGTGAAGGGCGTCTTCCAGTCGCTCAACAACAAGAGCCCCGTGCGGCGCCTCAAGATCCAGGGCGCTGTCTCCAGCGTGGCCGGTGTCGCCGGCATCACGACCCTCACCCTCAACGGGTCCGCCGCCGACATCACCCCGTCCGCGACGCAGTTGGCGGTCCTGGCCGCCGACCCGACGGTGACGACGTGAGCGACGAGTTCTACCCCCTCCAGGTCGACCCGCGAGCGCAGACGCTCTCGTTCATGCCGTCGCCCTTCCGCTCCGAGCAGTCGGCCGCCATGCTTTGGGCGCTCACCGACCCGCTGGACGGGATCGACCTGTCCCTGGCCGACGTCGCCTACCAGTCGTCGCCGGACACGGCCGGGACCTGGATGCTGGAGTCCATCGGCGCCCGCTACGGCGAGGCCCGTGGCGGCCTGGACCTGGAGGAGTACCGGCGCATCGTGAAGGCGCGCGTCATCGCCGACACCGCCCGCGGCCGCCGCGACGACCTGTGGGCCGTCTGGTCGGCCCTCATCGGCAGCAGCGGCGACAACCTGTCGGTGCGCAGGCTCCAGATCTCCGGCAGCCCGTGCGTCAGGTTCAAGGCACGGGTGCTCGCCATGCCCGGCAAGCCGTGGCGCGAGCGCGCGGCGAACGTGCTGCGGATCGCCGTCGCCGAGGGCGTCGAGTGCTTCGGGGTGCTGTACGTCGCCGACGCTGTTACTCTTGGCGTAGCCCCCGGTTTGGGGCTTGACTCGGGCAGGCTGTCCGCCCTGCTCCAACCGTCGGGGATCTGATGGCCAAGCCGAGCATCTACTCGTACGTGTGGGCATCCGACGGCGGCGCGGTCATCGCGACCCCACCCGACGCGCTGATCCAGCTCGGCTACGAGGTTGGCGACCAGCCGACCGCCGAGCACATCAACAGCGTGTTCAACAACTGGACCTCGTGGGGCGCCTACCTCGACGGGTACTTCACCGCAACGGACGGCCGCATCAAGGCCGATATGATCTACCCGTACACCAGCGGTACCGGGTCGGGCACGAGGATCGTGCTCTCCGAGACGAACGGCGTCGACATTTACGGCGCCACCAACAAGGACATCGACCTCGTCACGGCTGGCACGGGCGCCATCGGCCTCACGTCCGCGTCCAGCGCCGACATCAGCGGCACGCTCGTCACCCTGACCGGCACGACGGACGGCGTTGCCGTGTACAGCAACTTGTACCTGACCGACGGCATCGGGGCGTCTTTTCTTGACGGCATCCGCGTCCGCCTTGCCGGCACCGGCTCGACCCTGCCCACCATCACGCGGGACTACAGCCCCAACGGCGGCGGCTGGACGGTCCACGGCGACAACGGATCCGGAAGCGTCACCTCCGTTGGGGTCGGCATCCTCAAGGGCTCGCCTGGCGCCGCCCGCGTCGACACCGCGTTCTTGGAGAACCAGGTCGGCGGCACGAAGTCGCTGTACGCGCAGCGCAGCCTCGCGCGCACCGAGGCCAGCAGCGAGGTCGTGGCCGCCTCCGGGTCGAGTTCGTCCACGGAGATCATCCTCGAACTGCGGGTCGTCTTCGCGGCAACCAACACCGAGCAGCCGACGGTGGAACTGATCCGCCAGACCCGCGACGGGACCGCGACCGAGGTCGTGCTTGCGTCGTGCACGCCGACCGCCGTAGCGAGCCGCCAAGTCGTCTCCGACAGCACTATCGCCACCTCGACGGCGCTCGACTGGAAGAACTACAAGTACATTTTGCGCTGGACCGCAACCTCCGTGTCGCACGGGGCGTTCTCTCGCGGCGTTGAGCAAGTCCTCGTCGACACCCGACCCTCCGCGGTCAACCCATGAGGCTCCAATGTCGTCCGTGACCGCGTCCTACGACGTCGCCGTCCTGGCTGCTGCTCGGCAGCCCCGGCTTGAGCACGCCCCCGCTGCCGCCACCACGCTGCCGGCGTCCGAGGTCGACGACCCGGCGACCACGGGCGGGGTCGACATCGCGACCGCGATGGTGGCGCGCTTGGGCTTCCATGCTCGCGAGTTCCCGCTCACGCGGACCTGCTGGATGCTGCTCGGCACCACCAGCCTGACGGCCACCTACACCGTCACCGTGGCGGGTACGGCGGTGGTCTACAACGCGACGAGCTCGGCCCCAGCGGACCGCGCCGCCCTGCTCGCCGGCATCGCCGCCGCCATCAACGCGGACGCGACCGTCGGGCCGCTGTTCTACGCCTTCGTCTGCTGCTTCGCTGACGCGACCGGCGCCAACGATGCCGTCGGGGTCCGGGCACACACGGTCAACACCACCAACTACGGCGACGGCAAGCCGGGCTTCACGTTCAACGCGGCCTCGACAACCAGCAACGTGACGCCCTACGGCGACGCTGAGTCGTTCGACGCGACCGTCTACGTGCGCCGCTCGTTCCCCAACTCCAGTTCGTCGACCTGGTACGCGCAGCAGCGACGCCGAGCGCAGGGCTGGGCGGCGGCTGAGGCGGCGACCCCGAGCGGGAAGGCCGAGTTCTCCGTGGACGTGAAGGGGCTGGCCGCGAACGCCAACATCGCGTCGCAAAGCGCGGTGATGTGCGCCGTCTCGAACGTCGTCGGCGTCACCGGGGACGGCGGGAGCCTCGTCAAGACCTGGATGGTCACCATCGCCCCTGGGCGCGCGGAGTAGCCCATGGACCGGAGGATCTTCGGCGGCGGGCCCAGCGGCACCAACGGTCCCGAGTGGCGGCTCCTGCGTCTCACCGACCTCCGCGAGTCCGCGTGGCAGGGCACGGCTGCGGCCGGCGTCACTGGTGTCACCCAGGACTCCAGCGGGTGGATCACCGCCAGCGTCGATGACGAGTCCGCGGGCGCCAAGTCCCTGGTCATCAAGGACCAGTCGGGCCGGACGTACGACCCGGCAGAGCACGGCTGGGGCCTCGTCGAGGTTCTGATCGAGCCGGATTCGTCCGTTTGGACTGGCTCCAATGGCGAGTACGTGTACCTCGGCTTGGCGAGCGACGACGGCGCGACATCAGCCGGCGAGTTCATGTTTGCCATGATCAATACCACGTCGTCGTCCGGAAAAACCGCTTCGCTCGTGTCTGATGACGTCGAGTCTGAGGCGGTGTCTGGCTCGTTCAACTGGCGGCTGGTGGCTACCATGATCATTGGCGAGTTCGCCATCGGCGGGTCGTTCGCCACCGTGCTCCGCTCGGGAATGGTCCCTGTCAGGACGGTCATCAACAAGGGGCCGCTTGCGCCAGCGTCTCCGGTACGGCTGGTTCTGAGCCTTGGCGTCACGGAGAACATCGGCTCTGGTCCTTACAGCGTCAAGTTCCGCGCTTGGTACCGCGTGTATCGAGCGCCGTCTGCCCCATTCCCGTGATGGCGTAGTCCCGGCCGGGCCAAAGTTAACTAGACCGCCTAGCGTTCCCGTGGTAGTGTACTGGCGTGAGGTGCCTGCATGGATCACGAGAACGGAAGCGACGGAAGCGACGAGTTGACGAAGCTGATCAACGGCTGGGCGCTCATCGACGGGCACATCCGCCGCGCGACGGCCGACGGGGCGGACTGCACGAACCTCCGCGCGCTGCGGGGCTTGATGCACGACAAGGCCGAGGCGTTGGCTGGCGTGCTGCTGGTCAAGCCGTGACGCCCGCCGAGGTCTTCGACGCGCTCGACGTTGGCCTCGACGTCGTCGGGCTGGCCGTTGGTCGTTTCCCCGGCGAGGCGGCCGACATCGGCGACCAGATCCTCGACGCCATCTCCGACGCGCTGCCCGCGGTCGAACGGCTCGCGCTCACCCCCGGTTGGGACGCAGGCGACGTCAAGGCGGTCCGCGACATCATCGCCCGCGCGCTGCTGGAGATCCCCGGCCTGCCCACCGCCGAGGCGCTGGCTCACGCGGAGTCGGCCGCCTACTACGTGTCCCGCGCCGTGTCCGCCGGGCTGAAGCAGGAGGCGCCGGTCGTGAAGGGGCGGGGCCGGCGTCGGCGCAAGACGCTGGCGAACGTGTCCACCGACACCTTCGCCGGGCATCGGGACTTGGTCCCCTCGCTGGCGAGCGGAGTCGCGAAGCCGTGACCCCCCTCGCCCCCATCATCATCGCCGCCGTCCTCGGCGCCCTCCTCGGCTGGGCGGTGTGGGAGTCTGTCGTCGCGGGGTGGTGGCGATGACGATCAAGCACTACAAGCGCCCGCGCACCCTCGGCGAGATCCGCCAGCACGTCGCCGACAAGGCCGACAACGCGCCGGCCAAGGTCCGCGTCCGCGAGCGCCCGACCTACTGGGACGACCGGCTGCGGTCGCGTCGGTCCCGCCACAAGCTCAAGCACCGGAGTCGCCATGCGCATCGTCCTTGACGTCCAGCACGCCGGCAAGCCCGACTCCCCGCGTGACCGTGGCGCCCCGCTCGGGCCTCGCTCCGAGGTGTGGGCGACGCGGCGCCTGGGCCTCGCGATGGAGGAGACGTTCGACGCGCTCGGGCAC